GATCCGGTCGTCCTTCGGCAGCGCCCGCCATTCCGGCGGTGTGATGTGATAGTCGCGACAGACGGCGAGGATGGCGCGGTCTACGCCTCCTCGCCGCTGGAGAAACCCTCCGCTTCCTCGACCTCCGCGCCCGTGATGAGACCGTCACCGCACATCTGCCAGGCGACGAGCCCGGCCCCGATGACCTCGGGAAGCGGTACGCCTCGGGCTACCAGTTCGTCCAGCACCGCACCGCCGAAGGCGAGCGCGTCGAAGCGGTGCGCAGCGAGCTTCGCCCGCGGTCGATCGGTGCCGTCCCAGCAGAGCGCCAGAGCGGCAGCGAACGCGCGGTTCGGATTCGCGGTTGCAGCGGAGTAGACATCCCACCGGGCGGACGCGGATGCGGGCGCCTTGAGCGGGATGTCGGTTCCTGCGAGTGAAACGGTCTTCATGTGCTCTCTCTCTGCCCTCGAAGGGCTCTCAGGTCATTGTGGTGTCGCCGTAGATGACACCGGAGATCGTGAACGTGTCGGGCTCTCCTTCCGCGAACGAGCCATTGCAACGGACGCTCGCCATCTCGATCGTGTGATCGGCGGCGTCGCCAACGTCGGTGCCTTCGACGGTGATCGTGATCGTGATGCAGTAGGCATCCGAGCCGGAAAGCGTGCTCACGTTCGATGCATAGCTGCCCTGCTTCAAAACGAAATCAATGATCGTGCCGTCGGTACCGTCGGAGATGTCTGCGACCTGTGCCGAGAACGTGACGTTCTGAAACTCACGAGCCGCGAGCCGGACCGAATGCAACGAGCCGCGGGTCTGGTACGCCTGTACGCCTCGGGATGCTTCCTGCATCGTATCGATCGACAGGTCTCCGACGGTGAACGGAACGGTGAGCGACACCGCGGTAGGCGTGGTGCCGTCCTCGACCGTGATGGAGCCGTCGTAAAGGTGCTTGATTACTGTGGATGCAGCCATGGCGGCTCCCTATTGAAGTGCGAGCCGGTGAATAGCTCGGAATGTGATCGTGGAGAGAAGAAACTCGAACTCGGTCGTCGGCTCGCGTGCGGCCGACTCGAAGACGAGATGTAGATCCGTCCGGGCGATGCCCTCGACGGTCGTGATCAGAGTCGACTCCAGCGCTAGCAGCGCGTCGAAGTCCGCGACCTGGTTGTCCGCGCGGTGGTTGCCTGCGAGCCGGACGACGATCGCCGTGTTGACCATCACTCCCTCGGGCCGCTTCTGCCGCTGGAGCGATGGATGCAGGTCGGTCGTCGGTGCACCGACAGCAAAGGCGCCGTGCATGAGAAGCCGAGCATCCAGCCCGAACAGGTCCGGATGGAACCGCGACTTCGTGAAGCCGGACTCCGCGACGAGCGCCGCCTCCACGCGCTGCCGCACCGCCGAGACGGTGAGCGCACTCATCGGACAGACCGAGCCCGGCCGCCACACATCCAGAGCGTGCCGTGTCCGCGGCGCCGTCGGACGTCGTCCGGGTTGCCGTTCTCGTCTGCGTCATACCGGAAGGTAAGACGGCGCCAAGTGTGCTCGTACTGCCGCCGATACTGCTGTGCCCGAGCCTCATACGCCTCGTTGAGCCTGGTCGAGAGATCCTCGAAGATCATCGCAAGCGTGAGCTCCAGGTGTGGACCTCGAAGCGCGTTGCCCGACAGGATCAACGCGGGCCGGTTGCCCTCCTGGATGAGTCGTTGCGATATCTCGATCCACGCCTCATCGCGGAAGTCCTGGAAGCTCGCGAGGCTCGTGATCGGCGTCGTGCCGTCGGGATCGAGAGACGAGACCCGCTTGTATAGGTCTGCATCCGTGAGCACCGGGTAGAGCGCCGAGCGGACGAGCATCGCCTCGTTCGAGAACTCGTGGACGTCTCCGTCGACGGTCACGACGTAGACGATGCGCCATCCGTCGCCGAGCGACTCGGACGCAGTAGACGCGCCCGTGATGGTGATCGTGCCGAGCTTGTTGCCGTCCGAGAGGACGACCGTCGGCGTCGCGAACGTCGTCCCGTCGGGACGGTAGACGGTAGCGCTCGCCGCCGACAAGGTCTGCCGTGCGCCGTTCTTGTAGACCTCCAGCACGGCATGTGATTCGCGACTCCGGACGATGAGGTCCGGAAGTGCGAAGCGGGCCGCAAGGAAGGTCGTACCGTTGTGCGCCATCGGCTATCGCTCCTTCCTGCGGTCGGCTTTCTGTGCCTGCTCGACGGCCTTCCGTCGTGCGTCGCTCGACGAGACGCCGTTGTCGCGGAGCCGCTTTTCGAAGCGGTCCCGAGCCTCGCGGATGCGCTGATCTTCGCCGCTCATGCCTTGCCCCGCTTGCGGGTTGCCCGCGGTGCCGGCTCGGGCTCGCCTTCGACCTTCCGCCATGCTGCATCGAGCCGTTCGAGACGTGCGTCGATCTCCTCGACCGCCTGCCGTGCGTACGGGTTGAGGTCTGCGGCCGCTGCCTTGCGCTGCCGCTTCGACATGAGCTGCTCGCGGAGCATGTCGACGATCGAAGGATCCGGAGCGCCGATGTAGCCCTCCGTCATGAGATGACGAAGCCAGGCGCGGTAGCCGTCGGCGTCTGTGACCCACGTCACACGGGAGCCGACCGAGCGCGGGGATTCCCACGCGGAGACGTGGATCGGACCTGCGCGACCGTCGAAGACGCGGACATAGCCCGCGATGCCGTCCGGGCTCGCTTCGGCCGGGCATGCAGTCGGCGGGATGAGAGTCCATCCGCCCTTCTGCGCTTCGACCTCTGCGCGGGTCGTGTCGCCGTAGTGATCGACGTTGTTCACTCCGCGCGCGTGGCTCATGCGGGACAGCACGGGGAGGAGCTCTCCGTCGATCTCCTGCCATCGTGCTGGATGATGCTTGAACGTGAAGTCCGGCCGCGGTGCTTCGTTGAGAAGCCTGCGAGGTCCGGTTGTGCGGCGAGACGGTGCGCGCCCGCCTCCGATGAAATCCGTGGGCATCGTTGCTCTCTCTGCTTCGGGTTGAGGTTGTACGGGTAGAGGGTCGGAGCCAAGTCGGGACCGAGAGAGAGCGAGAAGCCCCGACCGGCCCCGACCCGGAAACGTGGGATCAAGCGTCGGTGATGATGCTCACGCCCATTGCATCCTGGAGGATGGAAACGCCGAAGTATGCGTTCCCAGTGATGGCCGTCAGAGCCTTGGAGCTGTCGCGCTCGTACTCGACTGCAATCACGGTCCCGGCAGGGAACTGGAGAGCACCGCCGAGAGCGGCGATCGGACGGACAGAGCCCTCGGCCATGCCGACAGCGCCGTAGCCCATCATCGCGCCTGCGCGGTCTGCGCCTGCGTTGGCGGTCGGAACCTTGCTGGACTTGTAGATGTCGACGCCCATGAACGAGCCCGCGAAGCCCTGACCCTTAGCGGCGAGCATCTCGACGGTTGCCGGAGAGAACGCGATCGCGTTCGATGCTTCGGCCCGGATGCTGTTCTGGAGGTCGGTGAGCTGCACGGGATGCAGAACAGCGACGAACGGCGTCGGGACGGATGCCTGCTCCAGAGCGAACAGAGCGTCGAAGAAGTCGTCGACGTCCATGTCCGATCCGGAGGTTCCAGCGGTAGCGGTGAAGCCGTCGATCGTGTCGCAGATAGCGTTGGTAACGGCCATCTCGTAGCCGCCGACCATGTCGGCCGCGAGCCGCTCGACGTTCAGACCGACGGAGTCGGTCAGGTTTGCAAGGTCGGAAATCTCCCGACGAAGTGCGTAGCGGGCAATCGTGATGTCCGCGGATCCGTCAGTGAGTGCGACGTTCGATGCCGCGGTGGTCTCGGAGCCGACTGCGGTCATGAGGTCGTAGCCGTCCAGCCCTGCCTGGGGAACGGACAGCACCGACGAGCCACGTCCGGCGATGTTGCCAGCGTTGAAGATCGATGGATGGTTCCGCAGGCTCGCGCGGTCGGCGAGCAGGAGCTGGATCTCGTTGTTGAGAATCTTGGCAAGGCGCAGATCGCCGAGCCCGCTGTACAGCACTTCGTTAGCCATGATCGGCCTCCGTGGAAAACGTGCGAGGGTGAAACGTCTTGAGCCCTCGCGCGTTTTACGGGGTGCGACCCGAGGCTCTACCCGGAAAGCCTACAACCTCCCGGGCATGCTGTCAACGCGATCAGATGAGCGACGTACCCTTGAACCGGTCCCGGTGCTGCCGGTACTGTTCGAGCGTCATGTCTGCGACGTCGAGCGCCTTCGGTGCGGCCTCGAACGCCTGCGCGCCTTGGTTCGGATTCGGTGCGGGCTGCGGTGTCGGTGCTGCTCCCTCGGGCGCTGCGACCTGCGGAGCCGGAGCGGGAGCGAGATGCGGACGCAGCACGAGCGGTGCCGCGCTCGGGTCGTCCTTCCACGCTGTGAGCGCGTCCGAGAACGCCGGGCGGTCTGCTTCCGGCATCCGGGAGTAGGCCCAGCGCGCCGCCTCGTAGAGCTCGGGATCTGTGACACCGATACGCGCTGCGGCTTGGTACTCCGTAAGCCCCTGCGATGCCTGCTGCGCTGCGGCCTGTGCCGCTTCGAGCTGCTTCGCCAGCGTGTCCGCCGTCGCTGCCCGCTCGGTGAGCGTCTGCGCTTCGGCTTCGAGCTGCTGGATCCGCGCTTCGAGCGCGAGCCGCTTTTCGTTGACCTCGCGGAGCCGGTGAATCGGAACAAGCTGCTCGTTCTCCGCTGCCTTCGTTTCGTCGCTCATCTCTCTCTCCTCAAATGGCGCATGAGCGCCTGGTTTCGCGCCTTCCGGCGCCATCGATCAAACCACGCGGGATCCTCGGACCGGACGACGGACATCGCCCACCGGCCACCGGGATCCCCTCCCCATCCGTGCCACGCCTGCCAGCCCTTGCCCTGCTCGCTCCAGGTCGATCCCTGCTTGTCGACGAGATGACGGGATAGGAACGAGAGCATCCGCTTCGCCGTGTCGAGACTGACCGGTCGACGGTTCGCGAGGTCACGAGCCCGAGCGACACCGACCGCGGTCATGCCACGCTGGCTCGGCGGCTTCTCGCGACGCACGTCGAGCGCACGTTGTGCGGCTCGGGCGGTCGAGACGTTCGGTCGATAGCTCGCCATTACTTCCGCGCGCTCCTCGGATGGTCCCGTGGCAAGAGATCGTTGTCCCCGGTGTACTTCGCATTGCGCGGACGCCCGGAGCGGACGAGATGCAGGAAGGCATTCACGCGCGCCATGGCCCATTGATCGCGGGACGAGACGCGAGGAGAGTGCGAGGTCGAGAAGGCGCCTGCACCGCGACGGAAAACGGCGAGCAGCATCCCGAGGTCTACCTTCTTGCCCTTCTTGTCTCCGTGCTCCTCGTTGTGCGCGTCGACCTTGACCCGCAACGACTTGCGCGTGCTCTCCTTGACGCGGATCCCTCCGCGCGTCCCTCGGGCCGACCCTTGCGGGTTCCGGCTGGAGCCGCGGCGCCGCTCGGACTTCTTCGCCGGTGTGGCGCTCTCCGGTGCCTTGCGCTGCGCTGCGCGACCCTGCGCGGCAGCCTTCTCGCGCGCGAGACGACGCGAGCGGTCGGAGCCCGCCTGGTAGCGGTACTTCCTTCCACGCTGCCCCCACCGGTAGTAGGGACCGTCGGCATCCTCTCCACGGACGACTGGCATCGCTACGCCTTAGGCTTTTTTGGCTTTTTCTTGTAGGCCATTATTCCTCTCCTTCGGCTTCGAGGCGCATCGCGCCCCGGAGCATTGAGATCGCTTCTTCTACGGCCTCGACCGCCTCGCGTGACGGGTCGTCGACGGACATGCGACGCAGCGCCGGGAGAGCCTCGACGAGCTCGTCCGCGACCTCCTCCAGCATGTCCGCGTCGGCTTCCGTCTCGACGACGGTACCGCCCTGGATCGAGAGGATCTCGCGGGTCGCCTGCGCCTTCGTGACGCCTGGATGAAGCTCCATGTAGGCGCCGACCGGCGAGAGGAGCCCGGCCTCAAGCATCGCGATCACGTCTTCGCGCCGGGCTCGACGCTCCTCGGGCGACAGCGGGAGCTCGTGGTACAGCACGCGATACCCGCCCTCGACGTAGCGCCGACCCTCGACCGCTCCGGTCGCGCGGTTGTACATCGCTGCACAGATGCCGACGAGCCGCTCGTCTGCGTCCCGGAACACGTTCGCGTATTTGCGCTGTGCCTTGCGCTTGCCCTCGTTCGTCAGGCTGATCGCAGCGCCGCTGCGGGCGGTGCCTCCGAGCCGCTGGATGTCCGACGGCGGGACGCCTGCGTCAGAGGCTACGCGTGCTGCCATGTTGGCGAGCGTCTCCTCCATCTTGCCCGGGTCTCCGCCCGCGGAGAACTGCCCGATCATCGGTTGCCCGACGCCCTCGTTGTCCGGGATGCTCTCGAACTGAATAAGCGACGCGGGATCCGTGACGACCTCCGCCCGAGCACCGTCGACCGTCTCGACGACGGACACGCCCGCGGGCTGAAGGTTGACGACGTAGCGTTGTGGCCACGACGCATCGCGGAACGTGTGGACAACCATCTGGTGCAGGACCGAGAGATCCAGCGACGCTTCGACCAGTTCCTGCCCGTCGTAGGGCGAGAACAGATGCTGCCCGCCTCCGGTCGAATGATAGATCTGAAACGGGATGAACGGCCGACCCGAGGAGCGCCGGAACGGGTACGCGTCTCCCTCGAAGCGGCCTCCGAGGTAGTACTCCGAGAGATCGTCTCCGAGCTTCCCGTTCTCGTCGACGGCGTGCACCATGTAGACGGGCCGCTCGGGATTGGCGATGTCGTAGTGGTCTGCCGTCCAGCCGAGCGCGCGCGGTCCGCCTGGTTCCGTCGGCGGCAGCTTCCGGAGCCGGTACTCGACGAGCGCGACCGGCTGCCGCGGGTCGTCCATCGTGGCATAGGCCCGCACGAAATCGGGCGTGACCATCCGGAACGAGAACCGCCCGGTCTCGTCGACGTGCGGACGGACGAAGCACTCGTTCAAGCCGAGCGTGTAGACCTGGACGCGCTGCATCATCTGCCAGAGACCCGAGATCTCCAGCTGTCGAGCAATGCCCGGGTCCGCGACCTGGTCGTGAAGGATCGTCGGGTTGCTGTCG